TCCGGGCTTGTGCGTAACGCTAAAGATGCCCAGCGTATGTACAACTACTGGACCAGCCAAGAGGCAGAAATGCTTGCATTGGCGCCTAAAGCGCCATTTATCGGTTACGGCGGCCAGTTTGAAGGCTACGAAAACCAGTGGAAGACTGCCAACACGACCAACTGGCCGTATTTGGAAGTCAACCCAGACGTTACAGACGGCGCTGGAGGCGTTCTCCCGCTGCCTATGCGCGCACAGCCACCTTTACCCCAAACAGGTCTGATACAGGCTAAAATGGGCGCTGGAGAGGACATCAAGGCCACAACCGGCCAGTATGATGCGTCGCTGGGCCAGCAAGGCAACGAACGGTCTGCAAAAGCTATCGTCGCGCGCGAAAAGCAGGGCGATGTTGGCACGTATCACTACGTTGACAACCTTGCGCGGGCCATTCGCTACATTACACGCCAAATCGTCGATATGATTCCTAAAATCTACGACACACAGCGCATTGCACGCATCATTGGTGCTGACGGCGAAGTCAGCATGGTCAAAATGGACCCAGCGCAAGAAGAAGCTGTACGTGAAGTGCGTGACCAAGAAACTGGCGGTCTGATCGAAAAGATTTACAACCCCGGCGTCGGTACATACGACGTTATGGTCACTACTGGCCCCGGCTACATGACCAAGCGTCAAGAAGCACTTGATGCCATGAGCCAGATTCTGCAATCTAACCCACAACTTTGGGCTGTTGCGGGCGATTTGTTCATTAAGAACATGGATTGGCCCGGCGCGCAGGAAATGGCAGAGCGGTTTAAGAAAATCCTTGATCCTAAAGTACTTGCTACAGACGATCAGTCGCCTGAAATGGTTGCCGCACAGCAACAGATGGAAGTTATGGCTGAAGAACTGAACCGCATGGTCGATATTATCGAAGGCGTGCAGGCAGACGTTGCAAAGCGCGAAGTAGACATCAAGGAATACAAGGCACAGGTAGACGCCTACGATGCGGAAACAAAACGTATCTCAGCGATGCAAGCGGGGATGACAGAAGAGCAAATTCAGGATATTGTCATGGGAACGATTGCAGGCGCATTGGATACCGGTGATTTGATTAGCGGATCACCAGAAATGCGTGAGCAACCCGAAATGACCGAAGAAATGCCTCCGCAACAACCAATGCAAGACATGGGCGGTATGCCTGAGATGCCACCTGAAGGAATGATGGAATGACCGTAAGCCTTAAACATACTTTTGCGTCGGCTAAAACTGACAGCGCCGACGCAACACTTGTTCAGCCGTCTAACTGGAACGCAGAACACGTATTGTCGCTTGCTACTAATAAGATTTTGGGCCGCGCTACTGCTGGTACAGGCGTCGCCGAAGAACTTAGCGTTGGCACTGCCTTGTCAATATCTGGCGGCACGCTAGCCGTTACTACCGTACCTGTCGCTAACGGCGGTACAGGCGCGGCGACACTCACAGGTTACGTAAAGGGTACAGGCACTTCACCTTTAACTGGTTCAGCTACAATCCCAACAAGCGACTTGACGGGTACGTTGCCTGTTGCAAACGGCGGTACAGGCGCTGCAACGCTGACGGCAAATAATGTGTTGCTAGGCAACGGCACATCTGCGGTGCAAGTGGTTGCGCCCGGCACATCAGGTAATGTGCTAACCAGCAACGGAACAACTTGGGCAAGTACGGCTGCACCAGCACCCGCCAACGATTTTACTAATTTTAGACTTTTTACGACTAGCGTTTCCTTTACTGCCCCTATAACGGGGCTTTACAGGGTGCGAGTTGTTGGCGGCGGCGGCTCCGGCGGATGTGCTACTGATCCTACTCGCGCCTCAGCTACAGGCGGCGGCTCTGGCGGGCTGGCAATAAAAACACTTTCACTAACAGCCGGTCAAATTTGCACGGTAACTATTGGCGCCGGCGGCGCGGCTAATTCATCAACCACTCAAGCTAACGGAAATACAGGCGGTACCAGCACATTTTCAGGTTCAGGATTTACTACTGTTACAGCTAACGGTGGCGGCGGCGGCAACGCAGATTTAACTACGGCAGTTATTGCAGGTGGTGTAGGCGGCGCCGCGTCTGGCGGCGACTATAACATAACGGGCGGCGACGCCGGAACCGCGCAGTGTACGTCAACTAATTGTGGGGCTTCTAGTGGCGGCGGCGCTGTTCCTTGGACGGGCGCGCGATATACTTCGGGAAATGCCAGCGTTACTGGAGCAAGTGGTCTTGTATCATCAGGGGGCGCGGGGATCGGCGGCGGCTCTGGTGACGTAACCGTTAGTGGGGCCACTTTTGCTGGCACTGGCGGCGGCGGGTCCGGCGCAGCTAGTGCATCTGGTCTTGCCGCTGGCGGCGCGGCGGCAACCACTACTGCGTTTTTAATTCCATCATCCCCGCTTGTCTTAAACGGAGTTGGCGGTATTGGGGCAGGATCTGGCGTTTCTGGCAGCCCCACTGCGGGCACAGCGTCGGGGATCACGAGTGGATTGACCGGCGGCGCCGGATCTGGCGGCGCTGCCGCCGGCACTTCTCCTAGCGCCACAATTTTTGGTGGCAGCGGCGCCGCTTCCAATGGCGGTCCGGGCACTACCGGCGCTCCGGGATCAGGCGGCGGCTCTGGTGGAGCAACAAGTCGAAATGCTGCGTCTCTGTCTGAAAGTTCAGCCGGCGGCGCCGGTGTTATTCTTGTTGAATGGTAATAAAAATGCGATATGAAATCCTTGATAGCGATGGAAACGTTGTAAACATAATCATTGCTGACGCTGAGTTTGTTGAGGTACACTTCCCCGGCGCGTACAAGTTGGTGGAAGATACTTCTTTACCTGTGCCAGAACCGTTGCCTGCACCGCTTCCTACGCCGCCTAGCAAGGAAGAACTTCTTGCCCAGCTTCAAGCGCTTCAGGCGCAAATAGAAGCCCTTGAAGAAACACCATCATGAAATGCGCTGACTTTGTAGGCACTCTGTTTCTCGCGCGCGATGTAGCCCATTCGACGCACTTGAACACGCGCAGCTTTGCCAAGCATTCCGCTTTGAACACTTTTTATGACGAAGTGATTGAACTGGCTGACAAATTTGCTGAAGCTTACCAAGGCAAATATGGCCTAATCGGTCCTATCTCACTTATGTCAGCTAAGAAGACAAACAACATTGTCGCGTTTCTTGAAGGTCAGGTAGACGAACTTGAGGAAATGCGGTATAAAGTCGTTGATAAGGATTGCACTCCAATCCAAAACATTATCGACGAGATTTTTGGGTTGTATTACTCAACCTTGTACAAACTTAAATTTCTCGCATAAGGACGCGACATATGGAACTTTTACGCCCTCTTAACGATGCTGCCTTTGGTACGCAAAGCGTAGCTTACACCGGAACCGCTGGTTCTGTAACTGGCTGGCCCGCTGGCCCACAAGGCGTGCTGGTCTGGTGTACATCTGACGCGTACATCCGCGTTGGTAACGGCGTCACAGCTACATCGGCTGACACTCCGCTGCCTGCCAACACACCTGTACCTATTTACGTACAGCAGCCCGGCGGTGACGCTACGGGCGGTTCATGGCGCGTCAGTGCTATCCAGATCAGCGCAAGCGGTACACTGTACGCAAAGCCGATTAACATCAGATGAGTTTTGGCATCCCCGTCCGTAATGGTTTAGGTATAGGCTTACGGGCCTCTATTTCAGTGGGTACGCGTGGGGGTGTCCCACCCGGTGCGCCTACGATTGGTACGGCTACATCTTCTACTGCGACCACAGCTTCGGTAACGTTTACTGCGCCTGCCAACCCCGGCATACCGGCAGTTATTACAAGTTACACAGTCACCTCAAGTCCGGGCGGCATTACAGCCACTGGTGCGTCCTCACCGATTACCGTTACAGGGTTGACTACAGGCACTGCGTATACTTTCACGGTAGCTGCAACCAACGCTTCTGGTACGGGCCCATCAAGCGCGGCAAGTAATAGTGTGACGCCAGCAGTGCCGGCGCCGACATCTGTAGAATACCTTGTTGTTGCTGGCGGCGGCGGCGGCGGGCGTTACGGCGGCGGCGGCGGCGCGGGCGGTTTCTTAACGGGGACATTTACGCCCGTTGTAGCCGGAACTACATACACTGTTACTGTCGGTGCAGGCGGCCCAAATCGTACCACTGGAAATAACTCTATCTTTGCGACCGTTACCTCTTTAGGCGGCGGCGGCGCCGGTCGGTTTAATAGTCCGGCTGGTTTAAGTGGAGGGTCCGGCGGCGGCGGTTCTGGAGCCCCCGGCTATGGTATTGGCGCCGGCGGCGCTGGCACGGTTGGACAGGGCAACGCTGGCGGCGGCGGCGGCAACTATAATGGCGGCGGCGGCGGCGGCGGCGGCGCGGCTGGGACAAATGCCATTAACAATCCCGCACCGGGAATTGGTGGCGGCGGCGCTGGCAGTTCTAGCAGTATTAGTGGAAGCAGTGTCTTTTACGCGGGCGGCGGCGGCGGCTCGTCTTCCGGGCTTGGCGGCGTAGGCGGCGGGGCAAATGGGTCTCCCACCAACCCTATTGCTGGCGCGGTTAATACAGGCGGCGGCGGCGGCGGCGGCAACAGTAATGTTGGAGGCGACGGCGGGTCTGGAATTATTATTATTCGTTACGTTGACACTTTTCCGAACGCGAGCGTAACTGGCTCACCGGTACTAACCCAAACAGGGGGCTATAAAATTTACACGTTTAATGCGTCGGGAACGATTACATGGTAACAAGTAACAAAAACCAGCAGTTTGCGGTGTTTTGTGGGTTGCCCAGAACTGGTTCAACGTTGTTAATAAATTTACTTATGCAAAACCCCAACATACACGGGGAAGGCGCGTCGATTCTTTGCGAACTAATGTGGCAGACACAGCAAATATGCGACAACTACCCACCCCTTTTTGCAAACAATAGGCTTGGCACAAAAAAAGACATTATGTCTGCTTTACCCAGCCTTCACTACAAAAACATTGAAAAGCCTATTATAATAGAAAAAGGCCGGATGTGGTGTCACCCCGTGAACACAAAAATGTGGTTAGATAACGTTAATTCAGATCAAAAATTTGTGGTTCTTGTCCGGCCTATTGAAGATGTCGTAAAATCTTTAGTGTCTTTGCGTATTAAGAATAACCACCAAGGCGACCTGTACGAAGACTTAATGCAGCCCGGAGCGGAACCCATTTACAGGGCCGCGGAAGCTATTGCTCTTGGTAAAACTCAACCGCAAGAAAATTTTCTGTATGTAGACTACAGGGATTTAGTTTCCGATCCGCTTAAAGTTTTAGACCTAATCTACGCTTTTTACGGTTGGAACAAATTTGAGCATAACGTTGAGAAAGTTGAGCAAGTTTTTGCCGAAGATGATCAATATCATGGTCTTGACGGTATGCACAAAATTAGAGAAACTATCTCTGTTGAAAAGGTTAATGTTGATCTGCCGCCTAAAGTCGCCGAGTTTTGCGAAGAACTAAACAAAATGGTTTACGATAAACAAATCGACGGCGAATGGGCCTTTGATCATTCTTAGTAAGGAAAAGCTTCGTGACTCATTTTGCAAAAGTTATTGACGGCATAGTCACTGAGGTAATCGTGGCTGAACAAGACGTTATTGACGCCGGCTTGTTTGGCGACTTTGCGCTGTGGGTGCAAACATCATACAACACGCATGGCGGACAGCACCCAGAAGGGCGTCCGTTACGCAAGAATTATGCTGGCATTGGACACACATACGACGCAGCGCGCGATGCTTTTATCGCGCCGCAGCCGTATCCATCGTGGATTCTTAACGAAGATACCTGTTTATGGGACGCCCCAATTGCCAAACCGGATGACGGCAAACGCTATTATTGGGACGAAGCAACTCAAGCATATTGTCAAGCCACATAATTTACTGTAGTTTGACCATTAACCGTACTGATGCGGCACATCAGGAACTCCATAGGAGTTACACATGGACGAAACAGTCCCCAACGTAGCGGATGCCTCCGCGCCAGAACTCGAAGCCACGGCAGCAATCGAGCCTGTAGAAAACACGACGCCGGAAACGCCTGCTGAACAGGATGCAAATAAGTCCTTCACACAAGAAGAACTTGACGCAATTGTTGGCAAGCGCCTCGCAAGAGAACAGCGCAAATGGGAGCGCGAACAGGCTCAAAGAGCAGAGGAAGTCCAAGCCCGCCAGCAAGCAGGCTATGATATTACCCCTGATCAATTTGAGACATATGAAGATTACGCAGAGGTTTTGGCCGAACGTAAAGCCGAAGAATTGCTGGCAAGGCGCGATAACGCCCGTCAGCAAGCTGAAATGCAGGATGCCTACCATGATCTGGAAGAGGCTGCGCGGGACAAATATGATGACTTTGAACAAGTCGCATACAATCCCAACCTTCCTATTACGGATTTCATGGCGCAAAGCATCCAAGCGTCAGACGCAGGCCCAGACGTTCTATACTACCTCGGCTCAAATCCGAAAGAAGCTGATCGTATCGCCCGCCTAGCGCCAATTTTGCAGGCAAAAGAGATTGGAAAACTTGAGGCTTCATTGTCCTCAAATCCGCCGGTTAAAAGAACTTCAAACGCCCCGGCTCCGATTGCGCCTGTCACAGCACGTTCTACTGGGTCAAACCAGTTTGACACAACTGATCCTCGTTCGACTAAGTCAATGACTACGTCGGAATGGATCGAAGCAGAACGTATGCGGCAGATCAAGAAGTACGAGGCACAACGCAACAGATAATTTGGGATTATTACCATGTCTAACTCGATTTTAACAATTGATATGATCACGCGGAAGGCTCTAGAAATTCTAGAGAACAACCTTGTGCTTACTCGTAACGTAAACCGCCAGTACGACGATAGCTTTGCTGTCGAAGGTGCTAAAATTGGCTCAACCCTGCGTATCCGTCTTCCAGACCGTGCGCTTGTAACTGACGGCGCAGCCCTTCAGGTACAGGATGACAACGAGCAGTTCACAACTCTTGCTGTTTCCACCCAGAAGCACATCGGCGTCAACTTCACGACTGCTGAATTGACGATGCAGCTTGACGATTTCGCAGACCGCGTTCTCAAGCCACGTATCTCGCAGCTTGCTGCCAGCATCGACGCTGACGTTGCCAACTCGTTCTTGACCATCGGTAACACGGTCGGCACGCCCGGCACTACGCCATCGACTTCGGCTGTTCTTCTTGCTGCACAGCAGAAGCTCAACGAAAACGCTGCTGTAATGTCGCCACGCTATGCAACTGTTAACCCAGCCGCCAACGCTGGTTTGGTCGAAGGTCTGAAGGGTCTATTCAACCCAACCGACACGATCAGCAAGCAGTTCAAGAACGGCATGATGGGTACAGGCGTACTTGGTTTCGACGAAATCAATATGTCGCAGTCCATCAAGCAGTTCACCACTGGTTCGCGTACTGCAACTGGCGGCACGACTTCGGCGGCTGTTACCACTGAAGGTGCAACCACCATCGCCATCACTGGCGCTGGCGCATCTGCTACGGTTAAGGCTGGCGACGTTTTCACTGTTGCTGACTGCTTCCAAGTCAACCCACAAACTCGTGAAAGCACTGGCTCGTTGTTCCAGTTTGTTGCTCTTGCTGATGTCACACTCAGTGGCGCTGGCGCTGGTAACGTAACTGTTGCTGCAATCTACTCGGCAACACACGCACTTGCTACGGTTAACACTCTGCCCGGTAACTCTAAGGCAATCATCTTTGTTGGTACGGCTTCTACGCAATATGCTCAGAACCTTATCTACCACAAGGACGCTATCACTTTCGCAACCGCCGACCTTCTGCTCCCACAGGGCGTAGATATGGCTTCGCGTCAGGTGCATAACGGCATTTCGCTCCGCGTTGTTCGTCAGTACGACATCAACAACGACCGTATGCCTTGCCGTATTGACGTTCTGTATGGCTACAGCACGATCCGTCCGCAGATGGCTGTTCGGATGTGGGGTTAATCTAACACGGCCCTCGGTTCGCCGAGGGCCACACTTTTTGAAGGATTTTTACTATGCCTACTTTACCTAATGGCGCCGGCGGCTATCAACTTGGTGATGGCAACCTCACCGAAGTTAACCTGTCAACGTCTCCTGTTCCTACTGCGTACACCGCGGCAGCAACAGTAACTACTCTTGATTTGTCTGGTGGTCTTATTGTCTACACTTCGGCGTCGACAGCAGACCTTACACTTCCTGCGGTTACCGTTGTTAACGCTGACATCAGCAGCGCAAAAATCAACTCAGCATTTGATATTGCTTTGGTTGCTACCAGCACTGGCGTACCTACTATCGTAGTAGGCACTGGCTGGACGTTGGTTGGCTCCGGCGCAGGCGTTGCATCGCGCAGCGTATTGTTCCGTGCTGTTAAAACTGGCGAAGCTACGTACAACCTGTACCGTATCGCTGGCTAATAGGTTTGCCCCGGCTACGGTCGGGGCATCCTTTTTAGGAGAAAACTAATGCCCAATACAAAACCTATTGGTGTTGCTTACCTCGACCAAGACATTATTGGCGCGCAATTTGTCTTGGCTGATGAGCAAATCGGCTACACCGCTGCAGCACAAGGTACGGTTACACAGGCGACAGACAAGTCAACTGCCGTAACGCTAAACAAGCCTGCTGGCCGTATCACCATGAACAACGCGTCGCTGACT